CACTTCGGAAGCCAAAGAAGAGGAAACCAATCCCGTACTCAACTTCATTTCGTTGCTGCCGAGAATCATCTTGTATTGCTCGCCAAATTCAGATGAACCGAGCACGAACTTGTTGAAAGAAGCGCGTGTCATAATCATCTTGGCATAAACGCCATAGTCCGGTGCCAAAGAATGGAGTTTCTCTCTCAGGTAAGAGATGAACATGTTCTTTCCGTCCACAACCACATCTCCACTTTTCGGCTTGATAAAATTGAACGGAAGGGTAATCTCCAGCAGTTTATTATTGGTCTGACCGGAAGTTATTGCAGCATCCTTGTTGTAAACGGTGGCTTCACCAAGCATCAACAAGGCACCAACAATAATATCCATGCGCTTGTGAGCAGCAAGGGTAATCTGACGGTAATCATCTGCCAGGAAGTTTACAATCTCTTCCATTGCGGCCTTTTGGTCTGCCGGTTTAGCTACATTGAACTTGTCAATTAAATCCTGCAACTCGGAAAGTCGGTCGATGGACATCTGGTAAGCATCGCCCAAATAGGCAATCTCACCATATCCCGAACCGATGTTCCTGCGCTCACGGATGGGCTTTTCGCCAAAACGCGAATTGATGGAACCTGCCATTACTCCGGTTACAGAACCGATATAATCCTTGAACACACGAGTAGTTACTCTGCGGAAAGTAAGATACTGCTGCCAATAGATTGTATCTTTACGTGTCTGATTCACACGTCTGATGATGGCGGAAACAATGTTCGCATCATCGAATAATGTCTGAATCGTTAAAAACATATCCTACCTCCTTACTCGTTAAATTCAAACCATCCCTTCATGTTGGCTTTATCGTTCTCGGAGAACGGCATAACCAGTTTTGAAGGCTCAATTTCCGCGGCTGTACGAAGCAATGAAACCAGTATAATTCCGTCCTCAACCTTTGTACGGTTAAACAGAGCCGAATTTGCAACGTACTTCTGTTTCAAGCCGTCAACCGCAACCGCATTGAAAAGTACAGTATCTTTGGCGATATTCTCACCGAAAGCAGCCTTGATAGTCAAGACATCGTAGTTGGCATTAGATTTGTCAATAGCTGCGACCTCAGCACCTTTAGTGCCGCTTCCGACAAACATTCCCACATAAGCCAAAGAGTTCTTGGCTACCTTGATAGACAAAGCCTCCGCACCGGTGGTATAGGCTTCCACAACTCTCACGTTGATTACCGCATAAGCGAACTTGTTTTCCAAGTCCGCACAAATCGGCGTAAATACGGGAAGGAAACTTCCCACTACTAGGTTCTGCGTGTCGAGTTTGAACGGGCCACGTCTACGAATACCGGTCTGGACATCGTAGCGTTCCTCTTGCTCAACGAGCGGAACCAAATCATACTTAAATCCTGCTGACATAATTAATTCTTGTTTTGTTCAACAATAGTTTTCGTTCCCTCGTCAATCATCTTAGCGATAGATTCAGATTCTTTCTCAATCTTCTCTTCCGCTGATTCGGGAGGGGTTACGCCTTTGAAGCCGTCATTTGCGAACTCCTGCTTCAAGTCCTTGAAGTATGCGTCCAAGTCCTCATCGTCCTTAATGGCGCATCGTTTGGCATAGTTTTCGGGAATACCATACTCCTTAGCCTTTGCCAAAATCTGCTCCTGACGTGTGGCTTGCGCCTTTTCTTGCTTCAAGGTGGAAACCTCCGTCAAAAGGCTCTTATTGGAATCAATTAAGGCTTGTGCCCATGCAGGCACATCGTCTTTATTTTCTTCCGTTTTGATGGTTGTGGTAGTCTCGATTGGCTTACCGTCTTTAAGGTTATGCTTCTTTTCGTAGTTGGTAACTGCGGTTTTTGAAGCATCCCCGGCACGGAAATCACCATAGGAATTAAGCACGTCCGAAAAGCTGATACCCTCAATAATAGAGTTTACCTTTGTCTCGTCCGTTACACCCTCTGCCTTCTTAGTAGCAATTCGGGTAAGAATAGCAGTGTCCACCCCAGCGAATTTCTGTTGTAGCCCTGCCAAGATTTGTTCTAAGATTGTCATACCGTATGAATTTGATTTATAAATTTCTACGGTAAATTTCGTTATTTATAAAGAAGGTGAAAAATTATCAGATAGGTGATACACGACAATGAAACGATTGTCGTAAAATGGTATAAAAAAGGCGTGAAACCGAATGGAATCACGCCTAAATATTCTTCTTATGAACTAATCAGAAACCCAACATCGCGGCTGGAGGTATATTCAGCACTCGACATAGCAACCTCGCAATTTTGAGGGTCGGTTCCGAACGTCCAGAAATATAGTCATTCACACGCGATGGACTTATTCCAATCTCACCAGCAAGTTGCTTTTGACTCATCCCTTTCTCTTCAAGAGATAGCTCTATCAATTCCGCAACAGTCGGTTTTTCTATCGGATAATGTTCTTTTTCGTATGCTATCACAATATCGGACATAACTGTAAGCTCCACCGCATTTTTATCGTTTGCAGGGGTATTATCATCAACCAATGGCAGAAGTTCCTCTACTCTTGCCAAAGCAAATTCATATTGTTCTTTACTAACTTTATTCATATCCTGTATCTTAAATGGTTGAACAATCTATTTTATCATATTCTTTATGGGTACACACTTTCCGAATAAAAATATAGCCCATTGTAAACTTTACAACTACTATCAGTCGATAATTGTTACCTCTAATATTGAATACATAGTGCTGGTTGCCTACATAATCAGCAGCAGGAAAATCTACTTTAATGTCTGATAGGTTCTTCCATTCAGCTTTTTCCGCTATATCATACCAACGTTCTAAAGCTATGCGTGAATCTTCATAGCCTTTCGTCTCGTAGAACTCTTTCAATTTCTTATGTGATACAATTCTCATATCTCATTTATTTGATGCAAAAATATGAATTAATTTTGAATTATAAAATTTTTCCAAGAAATATATTCTATAATATAGAATTTAGCAATAAAAAAAGCGGAACTAAATTAGCTCCGCTCAATAGTACTATAAAAACATGAAGTAATGAATTATCCCTTGAAGTTAGGAAACACTGCATTGCTATTCTTTGCCCCTTGTTCCTCCTTGATTTCTGCAAGCTCCTCTTCTACCCTATCAGCATTCCCGGCAAACATGATACCTTCACGGGTTGACCAAATTCCACCACTGACAGCGGAAACGGCAGTAGTCACCTTATCATTCAAATCATCAATCATATATGGAACCAGTTCTGTTTCTATGTCAATGGTCTGCGATGCCTTGCTAAACTCGGTTGGATTGATAGAGCCTAAAGCAGAAACAATGAAATTTACTCTCCGCTGCAAGAACTCTCCAATGACCTCACCGTGATTTTCTACCGCCATATGTGCACCCATGAACATAAAGCGGAAAGCGGTTCCTGATGCTTTGCCTACCCCCTTCAACGTCTCAAAGGATATTCTTGGAGTGTTTGACATATCATAAGCCATATTAGTGAGTGTTTCTGCTTCAAATTTTACGGTATCTGGCACTTGGCTCCACGTCAGATACTGGGCATCCGCACCCTCTCCGGTGAGTTTGACCATTCTATCCTTAACCTTACCCATGAAGCCCTCTACATCTCCAATTAGCTTCAGCAGTGGGAAGAAATGATAGTCAATGCAATCCGCGTAATTAGAAAGAAGTTTTTCCAACCGGACACGGAAAGTCTTAATCTTTTTGCAATAAGGTTCGGGCCGATAAGCGTAGATAACAGGCAGTTTTGGGAATCCATGAGCAAAAGGAGTTCTTTCTTCATATCCTTTAGACAAATCCCATTGATAAACCATTTTGTCCGTGATAGTCATAAAGCAGATGACCTCCGAATCATCCATGAGCTTCTTCTTGTACTCACGTGAGAAAGCAATCATTTTACCTTCGTCGTTAAAAAATGGGTATAGATTATCACCTCTGAATGGAGACCATAACACGCTTTTCAGTTTCTTGGTGGGCTTTACCTTCCCTCCGAATGTAGTCTTAACTTTCTTCCAAAACTTTGCCCAAAACGAATCATCATCGATAACATACCAATATTCTGCCGCTTCTTGTTCGGAGAGCCAGGCACGGACAATCTTCTTGTTTTGATATTTGATTTTATTAGACTTGAATACCGCCTTTACCGCATCCAGCAGCTTCTTTTCATCATCATCAGTCGGAGTGCAATCCATAGACGGTTCTGTGCCGACCGTGAAAGCAGTTTGAATGTTCACTATATCCTGTTCCAATGGAATGGAGATACGGTTCACCGGTTCAGTCTTATACTTTGCTTCGATTTCATAAGTCTTACCCGTTTTTTCATCGAAGTGTTTCTCTGCTTCTTTTTCAAGAACCTTTCTGTCCGGATACTTCTTTTTGTCAACCATGATTTCATGTCGTTCCGGATTCCAATCATCCCAAAGTTTGCAACGGTCGGGAAGTTCAGTCTTCCTACCTTTCTTCAGGTAGTTTATCTTCTGCCCGATGTCAGGCAATGTTAATATTTCTTCAAGCGTTAATGGCATAATCTATATTTTTAGTGTGTGAATATTCCAGTTAAATCTTTCGGCTTCTGAATCTTACCAAGAAGCTCACCCAATACATAGTAACGTACAGCATCTATTCCGTGATTGTCATGGTCTTCCGGTTCGTTGATATAGTTCCCGTCCTTATCCTTTGCCCAAACATACTTTCTGAACTCGCTTTGCAAGTTGTACGAGCGTTTGGTTATATAAATCTCCATATCTTTCATTTTGTCAATTCCGGCATTGATAGAGCCTGCACCTTTCTCTACGGCATATATCTTGATTCCTCCGTTGTGTATCTCTTGAATCAAACGTGGGTCTGCGCTGTCGGCAATGACTTTCAATCCCCACGGGCGAAGAGTCTTGATGATGTCAGAAGAAAGCAATCCAGTACGGTAATCCACTTCATCCAAGTAAAGGGCGTTATCAACGATACCACAACGAATGGAAGCAGACGGGTCATGCGTATAACCGAAGTCTTGCCCGAAAGCAACTTTCTTTGCCCAAGCCGGGAACTCGTCAACAATTCCCCACTTCTTGAACACAGCACCTTCTGCAACGTCAGCCCACCGGCCGATAACCACATGAGCATACTTTTCAGGATTACTCACCTTCATATCTTCCACCTCTTTCAGGAACTCAGGAGAAAGGTTATCCAAGTTATCAAAATACGTAGTATGGATATGGAGCACATTCGGATGAGTGGAAATCTGAACCTGCACACCGTCAATCTCTACCAGCTTGTGAGTTTTCTCAATGTATTTCTTGTAGATGAAGTGATTGGAATCGCATGGGTTCATTATAATGATAATCCGGTTCTGAATACCCTTCTTGCGAATGGAGAGCATTATCTTGTCGAACTCATCTTCGCTTGTCCACTCTTCCGCTTCATCGCAGACGAAAGTCGTAATGCCTTGAATGGATTTCAGTTTTGCTGTCTGGTTCCCGGAAGAAGTCTTGATACCCCGGAACATGATACGGCTCTTAGTCATCTTATTGACTATGTCCGTCTTTGTGGTCTTGAAATATTTCGTGGTACCGTCCAAATCTATCTTCTCCATCATTTCGGGGATGATAGACATACCGGCAGAAACCATCGTGTAACGGGTGTAAAGAATCTGATGAACTATCTTCTCTACGGGAGTCATTTCAAAAGTCAACCGCTCAATGAAAGTGGAAGCGTTGAAAGATTTACCCGAACCACGCCCACCGGTGATAAGGATAATGAATTTCTCCGTATCGGTGTATAGTGGATGATATATTTCTTGAGGTACTATCATTTCAGCTTGTCTTTAATCCAAGAATCAATGTTGATGCCATGCTCTATGTC